CATAGAAATAATGATAGGTCAAATAATAATCTCTCAAATCTTCAACTTACTACGAATAGACATAATTCATCTAAAGATAAAGTTAGGAAGTATGGTGCGCACCTACCGACAGGAGTTTATATTACTCCAAATAAACGGTTTAGAAGTCGAATCATGATTGACAAAAAACAAATCAGTTTAGGTGTCTTCGATACGCCAGAAGAAGCATCAGCAGCATATCAGACAGTAGTTGATAAAATCGCGCTGTAGTATATCTTATATTAGAATACTATAAAAAAACTATAACATTATGCCATTCGAAAAAGGAGATGACAGAATAAACCGCAATGGTCGACCTGTTGGAAGTAAGAACAAAATCACAGAAGAGATACGCGAAGCATTTCAGATGGTCCTTGAAAAAAGACTACCTGATTTAGAAAGACTACTAATGCAAGTAGCACACGACGACCCCGCAAAGGCGATCGAACTAATGATAAAACTCAGTAATAGATTTGTACCAGAACTTAGTAGACAAGAACTAACTGGTGCCGGCGGGGAGGATCTATTCAAATCAATCAAATTCGACTTTGGAGACACAGACAATAAAGGGACCGAACCTACACAAGGGACAGAGTAGAGTAGTCGAACTACTAAAAGGTAATGCAAAGTATGTAACTGTTGTAGCACCTCGCCAAACGGGAAAAACCTTCTTGGCAATGCAAGCACTCTTATACTGGTCAATCAACGATCCAGGATGCAAGATCTTTTCTGTAGTCCAACTTATGCACAAGCACGTAAAGTATTAGAGGATCTCTATAACGCTATTGCCTCATCAGGTATAGTGGAATCATACAACAAATCAGATGTGACCCTGAAACTCAAGAATGGTTCTGTGATGATGTTCAAGTCAACTGAGAGAGAAGACTCCCTTCGTGGTTATACTGGAGACTATATGGTAATTGATGAAGCAGCGTACCATGGTGAAGAGGTGTGGTCTGCAGTTCTAAAACCCATTATGCTTGTCAAAGGGCGTACCGTGTTGTGTATATCGACTCCTCGCGGATCTAACTGGTTCAAGAAAATGTATGATGCGGGACAAGACCCGTCACAACCAGATTATGCATCTTGTAGAATGCACTATACTGAAAACCCATATCTTGATATCAAAGAACTCGAAGAGGCGAGACGTAGTCTACCAACACACATCTTTCAAGCAGAGTATGAAGGTAGTTTCACTGAATCAGGTCAGACAGTCTTCGCAGACACCACACCTAACCAATTTGATAGATACCCACAACCACAAGGCAAGATCTTCTGTGGTATAGATTTAGGGCGTGCAAATGACTTTACAGTTGCCACATTTATCGATACTAATGGTAATGTAGTTGACATCTACAGAGAGAACCTTCAAGATTGGTCGCAGATGATCCAAGAGATGTTAGTCAAAATCAAGAAGTGGAATGCAACAGTTATGGTAGAAACCAACTCGATCGGTGACGTCGTGTTTGAAATGTTGAAGAAACAGTGGCAAGACACACATCCATTCGTGACCTCGAGTAAATCAAAGAATGAGATTATAGAATCACTTGCAATCGACCTCAATAACATAGAGATTAGAATACCATCCTCAGTGCTGTTCACACCGCTCCAATTTGAGTTAGGTATATATGAATATGACTACAGTCCAAAGACAAGAACGATCAGATACAACGCACCCAATGGATTTCATGACGATACTGTTATGTCGCTCGCTATTTCAAACCACAACAGAAAACAGAATAAATCATTAGGTGCCTATTCATATGTTGCTCGTAATAGTATGGGCATGTCTCATCGCTAATTCATAACTCACCTAAAGTATATCTTACTATATGGAATTACAATTCACAATAGCGGATCAAACCTACAAAGTACCACAATACATTAGTGTGGAATGCTTCGCACGTGCAGTTGTCTGGAACTTAGACGATCTCAACAATCTAAAACCATTTGTTGCCACTATTATGGATGCACCTCTGAGTGCTATGCATCAGTTAGACCCAGAAGTGCTGGCGTTTATCACAGGTGTGTGTTTACAAAGATTCCAATTAGGTGATCAAGAGATGAAGCACCACTGCTTAGGACACAATCTAATAGAATTCGATGATATGACATTCTCTCAGTTTGTAGACTTAGACACCTTCATCTCAAAGGGTATTGCCAATAACATTATAGAAATTGGTGCAATCCTATATGACGCACCACGCAACACTATCAAGAGAGCACCAATAGAAGACATCTGGGGTGCAGTGATTGCAGTCTCTAAATGGAGAGAGCAGTGCTATAAAGAATATGATGAATTCTTTGAATTAGAAGAAAACAGAGAAGGACCTCAACCACCAAGTGAAGGTGCAGAGGCAAACATACAACTAATGTGGTGGGAAGCAATTATGGCACTCGCTAATGAGGATTTCTTGAAGATACACCAAGTAGTCGAAAGACCTTGGCGAGAAGCACTCAACTATTTGACTTGGAAGAAAGCACAAGTTCAGAAACAAAAATTACAAAATCTAAAAGCAAAGAATGACTTATCAAGACGTACTAAGTGATCTAACTAATCTATTAGATAGACATAAAATGATTCAAACGTGGGGTTATGGTAACCTCTCAGATCTTGTTGCACCTTTCAAGAAGGAAGACAAAGCAGGTAATGCAACCGATGTATATGATATTGATTATCCATATGCATTCTTACAACCTCTACAACACTCTTTACAAAAAGGTAAAGTAGCATACAACTTCAATCTAATTATGATGGAGCAATGCGAGAATGAACCTGACGCGGTTATTCAAGCACAATCACACTGTCAACAATACATACAAGATGTGTTAGCAGAGATCTATTACAACTATGATCAGAAATATGATTTTGCACTCAACTCCTCATTGACTCCATTCAAAGAGAAGTATGATGACACAGTGAGTGGTATGACTGCTAATATTAGTTTAGAAATACCAATGATCCTCAATGACTGTGTGGCGCCATTCGAACCAAAAACTGAATTGATAGTCAGCGTCACTAATTTTCAAAGTCAAGTAATTGATTTTGAAGCACCTGAAGACTTCAGTGATATTTTTAGGTTCGATGCATCCTACATCAACGATGGTGGATGGGTAGGAAGCATAAGATATGATATTCCACAAGATGGTGTATACACATTTGTCTTAGAGTATGAGTTCGAGTTTGACACAGCACAACCAGGTGATGTCTATCCAAATCGACCTATCTTATCATATAGACCATCGGTTGGACCACAAGACAACATGCCTTCGACTACTATCAAAGGTTATCCTGAAACACCAGCATCAGGTGTCAAATACAAGGTTACACAAACTTGGAATAACGTTCCATTAGTGTCTAATTCAAATCAAAACCAGGTGTTTATGCAAGTCGAAGACACAGCAGGTAATGATATCGCAATGTTAGTTTCACCATATCCAACTCTAAAAATCTATAGACAAGTCTAATGGCACTAACACCTGATCAAATAGCACAACAGATAGCGGACCTCGGAAGAGATCTACCTCAAACTATGGGTGCAGTTATCCAAACTGCTGCTGACTTGGCAATTGGTGATATGAAGAATCGTATGAGTTTCGACCAGAACTCATCAGATGGTGTTAGAGCAACTATCTTCTCTACTCTTGATGAATCTACTATGACACTTGGTATTACGATGCCAGAGCACGGTTACTTTCAAAACTTTGGAGTAGAATCATATGAAGGTAAAGGAGATAACAAATACCAATTGCCAATAGATGAACTAACTGCAGAAGCATTCAGAGCATCACCAGAAACTACATTCGCTTTTGGTACTGGAAACTATGATAGAGGTGGAAGACCTTGGGGTGCTTATTACAGCGGACTCAATGCACAAGACTTTATGCAATTAGATCTCTTTGTCGAACAAGTCGCAGATTACGTAAATCAAAATTTAGAACTATAACATGTCAGCACAAATTCAAATATCACAAACGCCAACCAGATATAACTTGGCAGTTAGTCCAAACGTTTGGACCT